CATAAGTTTGGCCAAAGATGCCATTTAGCGACGTAATGTTGCCAACTGCTGTAACAGCCGCCAGTGTCGGCGTTGTGCCGCCACCAGAGCCATTGGCCGCCGCAGTGATACGGCCTTGCGCGTCCACAGTAATGTTGGCGCTTGTGTAAGAGCCAGCCGTGACTGCGGTGGCTGCCAAGCTGATCGTGCCAGACGTAGTAATCGTGCCGCCGTTTAAGCCAGTGCCAGCGGTGATGCTGGTAACTGTACCCGTGCCAGACACAGCCACCCATGTGCCGTCATTGCGTAAGAACTTGGTTGTGTCACCTGTGGGCGCTGGGATGGCGTAATTGTTCCAAGTAAAAGCGTTCTTCAAATAGAAGCCGTTCCAGTTGTTTGACGCGCCCCCTAAAGTCAGGGCAGTTGCAGCGCCTGAATCCACAGCAGGCTGGAAGTTTGCGTTTACAAATTGAACAGCATAAGTTGTTGCAGAAGCGCCGTTGTTGACTAAATACAGCGTTGTGGGATATGCGCCAATGCCGGCGTAAGGAATACCGCCATAAGTGTTTGTGCCAATGACAATGCCAGTTGTTGTGCCGTTGCCACCAAAGATACCGTTTAAAGATGAAACATTGCCTGCGGTCAGCGTGGCTTGCAAAGTGCCCGCACCGCCACCTCCACCGCTAATTGGTGTGCCGGTCAAGTCAGCGTAAACCGCCGCCTCAACAACGCCCTCAAAACGGTTAGGAGCGCCTTGTTTGTACTGATCAACAGCGCTGTAGAAATTGGCGCCAACAATGGCCAGTTTAAAATCATTGCCCACGTTGTTGATTGTGGGGCGCCCTGCGTTTGCTGAGTAGCCAGACAAGCCAGCCCAACCGCAGCCCTCAAACGTGATAGGAAAAGCAAAAGAGGGGCTAGACGCAGCCAAATACACTTGTTGTTGAGGATAGCTTGTGCCAATAACAGTAAAACTACAGGCGTTGAGAACACCAGTAACGCCTGGGCGTGAAACCGTCTGTTGCACTTGAAACTGCGCTTGACCGCCGTTGGCTTCAAAATAGACGCCGCTGATGTTAAACGCGCAAGCAGCCTGCTGGGCAAGTTTGCCGCCTGCATCAACAATGGCCAAGCCCCACTTGGCGCTAGACAAGTCAGTGCCAAAACCGTTGGCCTCAATAGAGCCGCCAATGTAGTTAAACGTGCCCGCGCCAATGACCTTACCGCCGTAAGAATCGTTGTTGCCAACGGTACAGTTGGACATGGTGATGGCGTTTGGCTCAGACACAAAGCCAAATGCGGCGTTTGGCTCGAAGTAGAAACCGCCGTCATTGAAGCGAATCACTAAGTCATTAAAGGTGGACGACAAGACGTTAACGCCATACAGGCCAGTTGACCAGCCTGCAAGGTAGACGTTGTTGATCGTGACAAACGCAATGTCTTTAAGGGCAAACCCTAATTTGTTTTTTTGGTAGCCGTAAAGCGTAAAGTCTTGGAACAAGCAGTAGCCAGCTGGGATAGGATCGTAGCCAATAACTTCAATACCGTTAGCGTTAGTCGTTTGGTAAATAGTTGTGGCGGCCATACCGTCGCCAGACATAGAGGGGCGCTTAAAAGGATCTACTACACCGCTGTTCATGGAGAACACTAGCGCAGCTGAAATCTTGTATGTGCCAGACGGCAGATAGACGTTGCCGCCATAAGTGCAGGCCAAATTGATGGCTGCTTGGATGGATGCTGTGTCGTCTGTTGTGCCGTCGCCTTTGGCGCCAAAGTCTTTGACAGACACCAAGTCTTGCATCTTGTCGTTCAAGGTTTTGCCAACAGCGCCAGGCAAAACACCCGAAGCGTTAGTTTGTTTAAACCCAACAAGCGCGTCGCCCAAAGCAATGTTAGATGTGTTGGCCAAGTTAGCTGCCAAAGCATCAGCGTCGCTGATACCAGGGATATTGTCCCAACTACCTATCAGAACATTGTTTGCGTCTTCTAAAACAAACTTGTAAATTGTGTTGGCAGTTAGCCAGATTTCTTCTGGCACTCGGCCACCGGCGTCCAACACGATTGGGTTGGAGTGCGCAGACAAGCCTGTGGAAGACGTAAAAGTGGCGGCAGCTGTTGTAGTGCCGGCTAGATAGGAGTAAAGCAGACCGCCAGACAAGGGCGTGCCGTTGTCGTCGAAGAACTGTGCGCCAGCGCCTGCAAATAGGGAGATGTTAACGGCCATTTTCGTTCCTTAAACAATGCTTGTGATAATACCGTTCACGACGGTAACAGTCTTTAAATCAACAGTGGTAAATGTACCCGAAGCGCCTATGTTTTGGGTAGCCATAGTGCCAAGGCCAAGATTTGTGCGGGCGCCTGATGCAGTCGATGCGCCTGTGCCGCCGCGAAGAATAGGCACTTCGCCAGACGTAATTTGATTTGCCGCAATGGCAATTGTGGTGCTAACTGAACTGGTCAGCTGCCCTTGCGCGTTGACTGCGTAGTTTGGCACGGTAGACGCTGTGCCGTAACTGCCTGCCACCACGCCAGTGTTTGCCACGTTGACGGTAATTGAGCCTGGGCCATTGGCCACGTTAATGCCAGTGCCTTGCGTCAACGTGTTTAGCTTGTATTTACCCGTGTCGCCAATCAACAACTGGCCGTTAGTTGGCACGCCATCCACGCCTGTGCCGCCGTTAGCAGGGTCAATAATGCCTGTGCCATCACCGCAAATGGTGTAGATGTTGTTTAAAAAGCGAAACCATTCACGCGAGATCGTGCCTGTGCGCTCGTCCATGAACGGCACGCGAGGGGCAGGGATCTGGGTGGTGTTAAGCATTTGTCGGGCTTGCGTGTAGTTCAGCGCCTACGATGGCTATCTTGACTGGATCAGTGCCTGACACCTCATAAACCCTGTCGCGCAGTTTTAAAGTCATGCCAAGGCGGCGCCAGATGGTGCGGTGGCCATACTCGCCAATGCGCCCCATAGACGTCCAGTGTTCGCTTGACCATGTGTGGCCGCCGTCGTCTGACCAGCGAAGCATGGCCTGTGGCGGGGCAATTGGTATTTGGGTGATGGACGACAAAATAAAGTCACCGCTTTCGGTGATTAAATTGTCTTCGGCCTCAGTTACCAAAAACACGTTTGTGTCGTTTGTCAGGCCGTTCAAACCCACGCCAGTCTCAGCGTCTAATTGCAGGCTATGGTGGGCGCTGCGGTTTAGGTTGTTTTGGCCAGTAGGCAGGGCACGCCATGAGCGCAGCCACTTTTGGGCTTGACCATTGTCAGAATAGACGTCTAAGTCAAGCGTGTAAATGTTGCCGTTTTCAAAGTCGCCAACAACGGTGTTGCCACCAAAGTTGCACTGGCAGTTGGAACGGTGGCGCGTAAACTGGCCATTGACCAACCCTGCGCGCTCATGCCAGGCTTGCGTGGCAGCGTCATAGACCCAAGTTGCATTGGCGCTTGGAAAAGTCAGGACGTAAAAGCCGTGGCCTTCTTGCTGATAGGTGTAGGCCAATGCGTCAGAGATGTTGCCGTACTGTGCAATAGCGTACTCAATAGCATGGGTAGAAACCCTTTGTCCAGTGTAGCCGTTGGCTTTATAGACAATGCCTTGGCCACGGGCGTCAGTACCCAGCCAAAACAGACTGTTGTCTAGTTTGGCAATAGAGAAAGCGGCCACACAACCAATTTCGTTAAACGCGCCTTGGATACGTTGTAAGGGAAAGTCTGTGCCGCCAACGTCATACCAGACTTCAACTGAGTCAGTCCCAAACAACCACGCTTCGCGGTGATCGACGTTGACCGCCACCAAGCCGTCTGGAGAGCCTTCAGCGCTTGCAAAATCAAGTGGGTCTATGGATGACCCATCCAAGAGCGCCGTGACCCATACGCGCTGGCTATTGGGTTCGTTAAAAACAAAGTAGCCGTCCAGATAACCCACAGTCGCAGCGCCTGGGAAGTCAGGGTCTGTGATCTGTTTAAATTGGTTGGTTGATTCGTTGTAGATGTAGCTTGGGCCGTTGCAGGCAAAGAACAGCTGCGTGCCGTTGTCGGCAATGGATACAGGGCCACCGTCAGCCACGTCGCCCAATTTGACGGGCGTAGCCGTCAGGCTAGTCATCTTGTAGACCTCAGTGCCAGACACGACATAGAAGTCTGCGCCGTTGGTCTGATGCGCCCACAATGCGCGGATGGGGCCAGTGCCCACGGTCTTTTGAAATAGCAAGCCTGGGGCGCGGTTCAGAAAGCCAGGCTCTTTGCCGCCTTCAGGAATGACCTCCGGAAACAAATTGATCATGCGGTTGTCGGCAGCATTGATGCTGCGGGCAACATAGCTTGAGCCAAGAATTGGCGTTTTCATCAATAGTTACCGGCATAGATGTTGAAACGCTGGCGGTTAGCCACCAATGCGTAAGGCAGTGCCATCACATCATCTGGGTTGTTGATGCGCTTTAGATCGCGCTTAGACGTCATGGCAATGCGTTGAACTTGTGGGCTTGGCTCGACGCCAAACTCAGGGGCAAACTCCATGGCCAAATTGTAGGTAAACGCCCGCAGATAGCCTGGGGGGTAATGCAAAACCGTTGACAAATTAACAGGTCTATCTAGTTCTTGCACCGACACAAAATGAAACTCTAGGTTTTGTGTGGGCCTTGGATATAGGTATATCTCAATATCAGGAAACGTCATGTTGACCCACATAACTTGTGGGAATGTAGACGTTACTGTCTTAACAGCAATACCGTTGTACTGCTGTTGATTGATCATTTTGATGCCATACGATACGCCACTTGGCGCTTTGAAATATGTTGAATCGTCAAGCAAAATGGGGCGGTTGCCTACAAAGTCGCCTGTTGGGCCAAGGGTGCGGCTGATAAGACTTGCAGGCCAAGTAAAGACTTGATCTTCTGTGCAAAACACTGACAAACGCTCAGTGTTCCAACTGTCAATCATCTGATTGAGCGCCATTAAGGCGTCTTGCGACATAGATGCGGAGGGCGTTTCACCCTCGGCCAATATACCTAACAAGCGCAAAGCGCGGTTGATTTGATCGCCAGCGGTATACGTTGCCATGTTCAGACTCCTTCAGTTGCTTCCTCTACCGATTTACGGCGGCGCTTAATCTCCAATGTGTTTATTGGAGCCACCTGAACAGGCGTGTCTGAATTATAACGAATCCAGCCATTTTTTTCATCTGCTTCAGCTTCTAAATCCATGGTGGCAATTTTGGCGCCATGGACAGGGTGAATCATTGTAATGTTCATATTAGAAAGGGGGTGATTAGCCCCCTTTTGGTTTAAGACAACAAGCCAAGAGTTTGAAGTTTAGTTTCCAATTGTGTCACGCGGGCTTGCAAATTTGCAATTACCGCCAACACTGAATTACCCTCATCTTTGGTAACAAAACCAAATGGGGTGGTAGATGTCAAGTCTTGAATTGCAAAGTCTGGCGTGCCAGGTGCAGTGGACGTGATTGTCGTTAAGGCAGCGGTGTTGGCTGCAGGCTTGGTTACTGGAGTAGCACCATAAAAACCTGCAGTACCACCAGATTTGCCCATAATTGCACCGTCAAGTTGCGCGTCTTCAAACGCAACGCCTACAGCAATAGTATTTGGCATGATTTTGTTTCCTTTAAAAATGGGAGCCGAAGCCCCCATTGGATTTAGCCTAAACGATACACAACGTAAGTACCGTCGCCGGTCTTGCGGAAGCGGAACAATTGGCTGGTTGTCACAGCGATAGCAACCAAAGCGTTGCCGCCGTCAGTTACACCAGTGTTAACAGCCAAAGTCACTGCGCCAGAGGATGTGCCGATGTTCACAATTGACAAGTCAAATGTGCTGCCAACGGTAGCGTTAGGAACAGCAGCGTCAATTGCCGTGCCCAAAGGCAACGTGTATGTCGCAGCAGATGTGGAGGGGTTAGCCACCAACATCTGATTGCAAATTTGCGCTGCCGTTAGGGTTGCAGTAGCCGTAGCTGTCTGAGGGGCGGCCATTGCGCCCATGATAGTTTCTTGACGGTTGCCTGCACCAACTTGGTAACCGCCTGCGCCATTAGGTAATGCCATGATAATTTCCTTAAAAAGATGTTAAGACGAAAGGGGCCGAAGCCCCAATCAGATTAGCCCCAGATGCGGCAGCCCATTTGTGGACGAATTGTGCTGAAACCGTACAAAACGTCAATACGGCAAGGCATACGATCGTTGTTAATATCGTACTGGCGAACCACACGCAAGCTGATACCGTTGTGAACTGCGCGTGCAGCCATGTCGACGCCTTGTGGCAACAACAAGTCAGCAGTAGCAAACGTGATGGCATCCTTGTGGTAAACCAAGTTCTGAGCGTACTGGCTAGATGCAGCACCAACAAACACAACGGCAGCACCAGAAGCAGGGAAGCTGTCAACGGTGGCCAAAGCATTGGCGGCGGTGTAAATAGGAGCAACAGTCACAACAATTGCAGTGCCGCTGGCAGTGGCGTCAGCCAAAGCAACGAACTGGAACAACGAACCAGTGGATTCACGGGTTTGTGGGTTCACAGCAAAGCAATCAGCAACAGTGAACACGTCACCAGCTTTAACTGTCAGGCCAGAGCCGATGGTCAAAGCAATGCTTGCAGCGCCTTCAGACGACACAGTAGTGGTCACAGAGTTGCCGGTGGCAACGCGTGAGCCAGTTGTGTGCTGCTTGATAGACTGAGACATGTTGATCTCGTCATAGCCGAGAACACCAGTGCCCATCATGCCGTTCTTAAACTGCTTGCTGATGGTGTCTGTAGGATTGAACAAACCCTTCATGCCTTCAACCAAACCAGCGTTAGCAGCTGGGTTGACGGTGGCGTAACGGGGGTTCATCACGGCGGCGTTTTCGTTCAGCTTCTGCTGGGCCTGGAGCAAGACCAAAGAAGTTGAAGGTGTAGTGCCGGGCGTGCCAACAGTGTTACCAATGGATTTGTACGCATTGGCCACGTCTGCATCAATAGAAGATGCCAACTGGCTGATACGGGGCTTTAACACACGCTCTGCGAAGTCGTCCAATTGCATGGTCAATTCAGCAGATGTGAAGTTAACACCAATGTGCTTTTGTGAAGCAACAGTCAGTGTGGTGAACTGCTCGTTGTCGTCTTGCACTTGCAAGGCGGCGCCGTCAGTTACCAAAGCACGGTCAGGTAAACGAATACGCAGTGTAGAACCGATCTTTGCGCCTTCAACAGCGAAAGAGTCGTCATATTGGCGGTTTACGTTACGGGTGATCACCAAGTTGTTCTCAAGGATTTCGAGAGCCTTACGGGTGATCATGTCAATCGTCAGAATACTATTAGACATGTTAGTCCTTTCAAAAAATTAGCGGTTGCGTTGCGCTTCGTACTTTTTCATCTGGCGGGCACGTTCAGCTTCGATCCACTGCGAGG